GACCATTTTCGATACCTCTCAACTTTTTTTTATTTTTAGCGCAACAAAAAAATAAATTGTCATTTAGGTGTCGAACTTGTAAAAAATAATTATGCCTAGGAAAAGAAGAAAAGCTATTGCCTCAATTGAAACTCCCGAAATACCTTATCCGAAAGTTCGAGTGGAGTGGATCGACTGTGTGAGTGACTCGGGCTGGGCAACAGACAAAGAGTTTGATAGAATGAAATTAGCTAAACCTGTTAACGAAGGTTGGTTGTATTCAAAAGATAAAGACTCAATAAAATTATTTGCGTCCTACGATAAAGATGAAGATGGATATCAATTTGGTGATAGAACTATGATTCCTCGGGCTTGGGTAAAGAAGATTCAGAAGATTTAATGTCTGATGACTCGCCTTCGACAGTTTTCGCTTTTAAAAGCGGTTCGTAGTCTGATAGAATTTGTTTCATTTTATTTTCTAGCTCTGCTTCTGATAAGTCCTCTAGCTTTCCTGTTTTTATTATTTTCCTGTCTATGTATAATCCTGCGGCTTTCCCTCGGTTTGCTTCGGCATTTACCGCAGAAGAAAAACTCCCTTTTTTTAAAGCTGCTTCTCTCAATCGAGCAAGCTCTGCAACATGACCTTCGTAAGTAACTTCATGTTTTTTTAATCTTTCTTCTTTAAGCTCACCGATATATTTCACTACAAGCGGAGACAATCTTGGATTACATAGTTCAGACCCTTCTTGCCTCGCTCTTTTGGGAGAATATCCCGCTTTAATTGCTGCTTCTGATTGCGTTAATACTCCACTTTCATCACCAAAAACTAGTAATTCAGCGAACCTTTGTTGCATTTCTGTTAATCTTTTTGGTACACCCATAATTGACTTTTTAAGGTAACCCTCCTATATTGTCAACTATGAAAGTTTATGGAAGAGGGTCAAACGATTTAGAGGAAAGAATAGAACATTTAAAAAAACAAAAAGCTACACTACAAGACACTCTTAATGGTTATAAAATGTTGATTAAAGAACAAAAGAAAGAGATTTGGCAGCTAAAACAAATAAAAGCAGAAAATGAACAAAATAAAAATTTAGTTGAAGGCTATAAAAGAGTAATAGAGGATCTTTCTAAAAATGTTCGTTAAACACTTACAAGAATATTTAGATAAATTTACTGAGGGTGCTAATGGTATGAGAGGTAATGCTGTTAGTAACGCAAGAATTTACATCATGACTAGTAAAGGTTATCTAGAAGAAATCAAAAGAATTGAAGTTCATGAAAGCAACAACCCAAAAGATACGTCAATAAGAGTTGTTTTAAAACCAAATAGAGAGGAAAAATTAATATTACCTCCAGGATATATTAAAGATTACTAAGGGCATGGCATGTAACACTACCAAGCCCTTAGACTCATTTTAAAGAGGTAAGTCTATTTCAGAATTAGAGTTTTTCTCCTTTCTCCATTGTTCAAACTCTTTTTTCTCTCTTGCCTCCTTGTCCCATTGAGTTCTTAAAACTTCATCAACTGCATTTTCGACTTTTTTAAGACCTTCTTTAGTGTCGACCAAAGTAATTATTTTTTTAATTAAATCTAATTTATCTTTTTCCATCTTTCTTACCTCCTTTCTTAATTTTTAAACACTCGTCAACAATCTCCTTTATTAAAATAACAAGTGGGTGATCTTCATACAAACTTCCATTTGCCATCATTACATCAACCATAGATGCAGATTGTTTTATAGTTTCTTTTTTTAATTCTATTTTAATTTTATCAGACACTCACTCTCCCTTTCTTTTTGCAAATACAGGCACTCTACATTTACTGTGAGTATGCACGGATAAATCTTGTGGTGGTTTGTAATATCTTTTTGGTTTTCTTTCTATGTTTGCTTTAGAAAGTTTATCGCACCAATTATTTATTCTATCCCATTTTTCCTTATTAGCTTTCTTTTCTTGAATTATAATATTGTCTTCTTCAAGTTGACAAATTTCTATTCTCTCCCACTCTCCATTTTTATAGACTAATCTTGTAACTAATTTTTTATTTGGATTTTGTTTTTTAAATTCTTTTAACTTTAAAACTCTTTTAAGTTCTCTCAAATCTTTTTTCTCATTATATCTTTTTTTAGCTTTCTCCTTTTGAATTTCTTTATTTCTTTCTATTTCTGCTAATACTCTTTCTCTGTATTCTCTTTGTTTATCTTCAATCATTTTTGCTCCTTTCTAATATTTTTAAAATTTAACATATACATAAACTCCTATATTATCCCTAAACATATTACAAGAAAAAAATAAATTTTTTTTCAATTCCTGGTTGTGTTGCATAAGTGCAGCATGTTGCAAAAATACAACACTAGAGCTTATAAACATTCTGAACAATATTCTCTGTTTGATGTGCTTTGGTTCTTGTATAAATAATTATTGCACTTCTTTGCCTTACAGATAATCGTCCCTTTTATTAATTTTTTCTTTTCTTGTTCTTTCTCTATCTCCAACAATTTATCAAAAGTTTCATTACCTTTCAACTCTACACCCTCAAAAGATTTCAATTGTTCCACTTTTTTATGATTTATTTTCATTGTCCCCCCTAAATTTAGAAAATTCTTTTTTAACCTTTTTGGTCATTATATCGGACGCTATAAAAACAATAGTTCCAATCACAACCAAAAGAAATAAAACAACTATTCCAATTAAATCTAATATGTTCATCTTCCTTCCTTGTACCCTTCTTTAACAAGTCTTTTAATAAAATTATTATGATTTATTTTATTGCTTTGAATTGCGATATCAAAAAAATCACTTCCGTCCTCATGTTTTTTAATTCCATCATGATAGTTAACTACATATCTACATTTTCCAATATCTCTCATAGTATTATATTTTTTCATTCTTCCTCACTTTCTTTCATAATCCATTCACAATTATTAGTATAAATTGAGTTTGGGTGTTTATCTTTTATTTGTATATGCTCACATTCAAAGCAACAATAGTCATTTATAAAATCACATTGATCACAATCTTTATTTGGTTTTATAAAGTCTAAATCTATATATTTCATTCCTCCTCACTTTCTTTTGTCTCAACTATATCTGACTTATCAAACTCTAAGATATCAGATATACCATTTCTAGTTATTGTAATTGTAGTATTGTCCCACTCATCCTCTGAGATAACTACACCTTTTACATCAACGATATATTCTTTTGCCATTTTTCTTTTTCCTTTCTAACTTTAATTTATATTTATTATAATACACTCCACCTACACAACTCAAGATATTTTTTAGAGTTTGCTGCATGAGCCTTTTTATATTATCCTGAGTTGGTAAATTCTTTTTATTTTTCATTTAACTTTAGTCCTCTATTTCTTCTATATCTTCAATTGTAAAATCACCCGCCGAATTAGACCAATCGC